ATACTCTTCAAACTGATTTAGGTACTAAAGTTACATTAGGTGATGGAGGTTTATTTAGTCAACCACCTCAACAATTAACTAATGCTGATAAACCATATGAGTATGGAGCATCTCAAAATAGACTATCCGTTATATCTACACCAGTAGGTATATACTATATGTCTCAAGCGGCAGGTAAGATATTCTCAATTGGAGACGGATTACAAGAAATTTCTCAGCAAGGTATGAAATGGTGGTTCACCCTGTTCTTACCTTACAAGCTTTTACAAGATTTCCCATTATATCCTTATCAAGATAATCCTGTAGCAGGTATTGGATGTCAATCTGTATTTGATAATACAAATACTATTTTATATTTCTGTAAAAAGGATTATCAACTTAAAGATGAGTATAAAGGACAAGTAACCTATGTACCGCTTAAAGGAGATAATACAGGTGATTACTTTATGATTAATGGTAACATATCAGCTAAGTTTAAATTAGGTGATCCTATTTTATTTAGAGATGCCTCATGGACTGTAAGTTATGACCCTAAGAATCAGTTCTGGATTAGTTTCCATGACTGGCATCCTGATCTATTATTGCCTACAAAAGATGTATTCATATCTACAAAAGGTACTGGTGGATGGAGACATAACTGGATTTGTGATAACTACTGTAATTACTATGGTGTTGATTATGCATGTGAAATTGATATTCCAATCACAACAGGTCAGACAGTTACTACTACAAGATCCATTGAATATATCATGGAAGCATACAGAAAAACTGATAACTGTGTTGACTCTTATCATGTATTAGATTATAACTTTGATAGTGCTGTGATATATAATTCAGAGCAAGTATCTGGTTACTTAAATCTTAATATATATCCTAAGAATGACCTACCTCTTACAAGACAATTTCCAAGATTAAATCCAGCTACAGGAACTTCATTTGATATTTTATTTACAAAAGAAGAAAACAAATATAGATTTAATCAGTTTTGGGATATAACTAATAATAGAGGTGAGTTCCCAATTGGTTCTCCTTATCCTGCTGGACAAGGTCAGTATATACCAGGAACTACAACTTTGATTGGTAACTATTCAAATGAAAGCACATGGGTTACAGAACCTGATGGATTCAGAAGAGTACTTAATTCAAATAATCTTGACTATACAAAACCAGAATTAGAAAGAAAAAAATTCAGACATTACATGAGTTTTATTAACTTAAAGAAAAAAATATCAGGTAACACTAATATCATTTTGAAAATTAGTGATAGTAAAAATGAAATATCTCAAAGATAATGTACAATAAAAAAGCTCTATCTAAAGCTACAGCTGAGTTGGACAAAGCTAAAGCTCCTGCAAAACCTAAAGATATAATCACTGATCCAATGGGTCAGTGGAAATATCCTGGTTTACCTACTAGAATTCCTGGTAATGATATTACCATGAAAGGTGTGGGTTATCCTGTTGTTGGTGTAACTGATACAGGTCAAAGACAAATTATGCTTCCTGGAGCAGACTATACTTTTCCAGGAGCAGACTATGTAGATGAATATCCACAAATGAAAAAAGGAGGTAGCAAAAAGAAAACTAAAAGTATTTCTGGAACTAACAAATTACTTAAGGTTCATCCTTTATTTAAGAATTATAAGCATAGAGAATTTGATCCTAAAGCAAAACACTTTCAAGATGGTGGTGATGTAGAAGCAGATCTTACACAAGATGAAATTGACCAATATGTAAAAGGTGGATTCATTGTAGAAGACATATCTGTACCAGAACTTAATCAAGCTAAGAAAGGTAAAAGTGTTAATACAAGCAAATCACCAAAACCAAGCGTATATACAGCAAAAAATGATAAAGATTATGCATTTAGAAAAAAAGCTTATGATGATAGTTTATCAATGTATAATTTAAGTACATTGAATAATATGCTTGCAAATAACTATGAAAAAGATCCTAATGTTTCAGAAAAAGAACAAATGGACTATGCAAAAAAGAATGATACTTACATTCAAAAAATGAAAAAAATCAAATCACAAGCACTTACAAAATTTGGAGATGTGTATGGTAAACAAACTAAACCTGCACAAACTATAATCAAACCTTATAAGCCAGAAGTTGAGCCAATAGATTTTAAATCTGGTAATAAAAAATCTGTAGAAAAAACAAAAAAAATTCCTAATATAGAAACAAGAAATTCTGTTAATTCTTATGAAGATAGTCTTACTGCATATAATAACTATGTGCAAAGAAAAGATATATTAGCTAATTTAAAAAAAGATCAGTTTAAATCAAAAAAAGAACTTGATGAGTTCTTAAACAAAGAAAATTTAAAATATCCTACTAATCCATCATTGGCTGCAAAAACAAAGTCAATAAAAAAACAATTTGTATACCCTAAGGGTGAATCAATAATTTCTTTAGAAGACTATATAAAACCTAAAGGTTCACAAACATCTAAACCAAAAGATGTTATAGTTGATAAACCAAATAATACAGCAAAATCAGTTAAAGTTAATAATGCACAGTATCCTCAAGGTTATCAACCATACTCTTTATATGGTAAAGTACTAGATCCTGAAGTATATGGTTATGCTGAATCACTTAATGGCAAACCTGTACAGGTATCTCAGTTTGCTGATACTTATGGACACAAAGCAAAAATGGATACATACAGAAAGTCTGGTCAATATCCATGGAAAAAACAAAAAGGCGGAATGGTTGCAAAACTCACTCCTAAAGAAATACAAGAGTACATTAACCAAGGTTATATTGTTGAAGAACACTAAACTTTTGAAGTTTACATAATAAATTAAAATTTAGTATATTAGTTATATACCCAAAATATGGAAAAAAGAACTGTAAGAATTTACAAAGCACCAGACGGTAAAGGTAGATACATAAACAAAACAAATCAATTTTTGCACAGAGCTCAAGAAGGTGCACAAGTTGATGGTGGTATGGATCAATATGTTCAGTATATACAATCTGAATTACAAAATCAAACTGCTCCAGAAGAGATATATCAAAAGCTTGTTGAAGCAGGTTTACCTGAAGAGAATGCACAAAGCTTGATTCAACAAATCATGCAAAGTATGTCTCAACCACAAGAAGCAGAACCTGCTCAATATCAAGATGGTGGTGAACAAGAAGCATTAGATCAATATGCTACACTGACTGATCAAGGTCAAGAAGATCCTGAGTCTTATGATATAGATAATATGATAGCAAATACCCCAGGTACTCAAACATTTGAATTTCCTGGTCTTGAAGAATATGTACCAAGCTATACTCCTATAGGATGGGATCAAACTAATGTTGATGCTTATGGAAATGTTACATTTGAAAGAGGAGGAACTAAAAAATCTTTTGCTAAAAATGTATTGAATTACCTTAAAAAACAACAAACTGGTGGTGAAGGTGATGCTGCAGAAGTAGATCCGAATCAACCATTAGGTAGAGGAAATTTACAAGATACAGATACAGATACTGTAAGTAAAAGAAAATCTGATTTCTTAGCTACATTAAAGAATCAAGCTGACACAGCTAAAACTGAAGAATTGCATGGAAAGATGATGCAGTCTGGTGATCCTTCTTTAATGCAAATAGCAGATACATTAGGTCAAGGAGATAATGCAAAACCAATTCCATTTGCTCCAGTAGCACAAGAAGGTGGTTATGATGAACAATATGCTCAAAAAGGTGCTGAGGTAAGAAAAGCTAGAATTAACTATGTTCCTAAATATGTTACAACGGATGGTGGTTTAAGAAACTTTATACCTTGGAATAGACTTGTTAGTTCAGAAAAACAATTACTACAATCCAATCCTTATCATGTTGCTGATCATAAAAAATATGAAGGCAGTATGGAAGGTTATCATCCTATTGAAAGAAGAGTAACTAAAACAGGAATCTTTGGTAGACCGAAAGAATGGACTGATATTTATTCTAATGCTCCTCAAACAGATAATGCAAGTAAAAAAGACACTGAGTCTAAAAAAGATACAGGGTCTAAGAAAGATTATGATGTTTCTTTAGTACAAAGAATGCGTGATAAAATGTATGATAGAAGAGAGGCTAGATATAAAAGAGATAATGCAGCTTTTGATAAAGGTGTTCACCAATTTGTTGACTTAGACAAAGAAAAAGAAAAAGAACAACTTGACTTAAACGCAAAATATCAAAAATCAAAGCCCTCAAATTTAAGTATGGATAATCCAAACTGGTATAATCAACCTACACCGGTTGAATATACGCCAGTTGAGTTTGCATATGGTGGTGCTTTAGGTGAGTATCAAATTGCAGGAGCAGTCAAATCTCCTACAAATAAATTAAATGCAGCATCTGATGCAACAGCATCGTTAGGACCAATTTTAGCACCAGCACCTTCATCAATACCAAAAAGTTTTCAGAGTTTAGCTGGAGCTGTAGAAGCAGTTGGGCAAACTCCTGAAACAGAAGCAAAAACTCCTGAGTATAATACTATTGGTGTTGATAATAAAAGAAAAAGAGCTATGAATTTTAATGGTGAAAAAGCTGTAAATGTATTTAATGCGGGAGCAGATACTTTAACAGGAGCTCTTGCTGGAATTGATCAAGCAAAACAAAATTCTGATTTTTTAAAAAATAACTTTAATTCAGATAACATTTATGATGCTTCATCAGATAAAGATAAAGGTGACTATGTAGCATACGGTCAACAAACAGGAATGTTTAGACCAGATCAAACAGGTCAACAAACAGCTGGTAGATTTGCATATGGTCAATATGGAGGTTATATGCAAGAAGGTGGAATGACTGAAGGGGATGAAGTTGAAATGACTGAAGAAGAATTAGCTGATTTCTTTGCTAATGGAGGTGAAGTAGAATATTTATAATCTTGATAAGATGAAAGTAAGAATTACAAAAGTACCACAAGCTAGAACAGGTTACCAAGTACAAGGTTCTTTAGCTAATGATGTACCAGCTATGGGTGGTGCAGATTACAATACCTATACTGGTCAACCAAAACTAAAAACTAGTAAGTATATCACAGCTGTTCCTAGAGAAGACGCTAATCTAGAAGCTGAAGGAGGTGAAGGTGTTTGGGGTGATCTTAATGGTGATGGAATGCCAGAATATAAAACTATCAAAGGTCCTAGACACTCAGGCGGAGGTGTTCCACTTAGTCTTCCTGATGATACTTTTATATATAGTGACTTCAGAGGGATGAATATGAAAGATCCTAATATCTTAAATAAGTTTGGTAAAGGTTCTACAGGTAAGAAAAGTTATACTCCTGCAGAATTAGCTAAACAATATGATATTGAGAAATACAGAAAACTTCTTGAAGATCCAAATTCTGATGTAATAGATAGAAAGACTGCTGAGTTAATGATAAAAAATTATACTCAAAAACTTGGAGCTCTAGCATTAGCACAAGAAGCTAAGAAAGGATTCCCGCAAGGTATTCCAGCTGCAGCTAAACCATACATGGAAGTTAATGGAATTAAGGAAGATGCATTAATCTCTCCTGAAATAAAACAATTAAGTTCTCAAGTTGATGGGCAATTAAAAAGAGCTCAACAAATGAATGGTGATGAAACTGACATGGCAGAAAACCAAGAGAATGAAGCTGCTGAAAGTCAACAACCAAGTTTTGAAGAGGCTCAAGAATTAAACCAAGGTCAACCAGTTGCTGAACCAATGGCTCAGTTTGGTATGAGCATGGGTGGTTATGATGTTCCGTATACTGATGTAGAAACAGGAGATTTTCTAGAGCAAGCACAATATAGTATGCCAATGGGTATTAACTCTGGTAACTATGTTGGAAGACCTCATACTCCAAGATATGCAAGAGGTGGTGGATTAAATGAATATCAAGGTGATAAAGGTGCAAGTACTGTAGCACCTACTGGTGGTGCTGAACCAATTACTTTAGATGCATCTGATAAAGATGATGCATGGATTAATCAACAAATGAGAATTAAAAAACAGACTGATCCTAATGCTAAATTTAATATTACTAGAAATGGTAAACCTTTAAAAGCAAAAGAGCGTAAAGCATTAACACCAGAAGAACAAGCAAAAGGTATTACTCCTGAGCAACTTAAAGGTTTAGGAATAGAAAAAGATACTCAAGCTAATAGAATTGCTGCTGCTCAAATAGGACTTCTTGAAAAAGAATATAAAGATCCAAAGTCACCAGTTAGAAAAGCATATCTTGAACAATATGATAAAACTATAAATGATCCAAAAGCTTTTACTGAAAAGACTGGTGATTATTTTAAAGGTAAACTTACAGAAGCTAATTTATCAGCAGATGATAAAATAAATGCTTTGTTAGAAAGCAATAAAAGAAATATTATGTTAAGTGCAAATGGTGCTAATCCTAGAATGTTAACTAATGATGGTTTTAGTCTTGATACACCAGCTCATATTGTTGCTCAAGGTACTATTAATCCTGATACTGGTCAACCTTTTAATTTAGCTAGTGCTAAAAAGAAACTTGAAGAGTACAAAACAAAAGGTTGGACAAGTAGAGAAAAAATGATTAAGGATGTTGGAGCTCCAGCATTACCGCTTAGACCTGATGGAAAAGTGGATAAAGTTAAAGTTGCTCAACAACAAATTTCAACACATGCTTATAGAAGAGTAGGTGAAGCTATTTCTAATGGAACTTATAAAGATTATTCACCAGAAGAACAAGATAGACTTCGCACATTTACTCAAAATAGTGAAATGAACACTGGTAGAGCAGATGAAAAAGATATCTATGGTAATGGTAAAGGTGCTGTTATATCTCCTGTTGAAGGAGATGCGGGTAATACTTTCTTAGAACAAAAACATGGTTCAATTGCTGCTGAAGATACTTATGAAGAAGTACCTGAAGAAGATACTAAAGTAGAAAAAAAATGTCCTTGTCAAAAATCTGATGGTACAAAAACTGATACTGGTACTGATCCTAATACAGGAGAATGTAATGAATGTACAGAAGATGTAACTGTTGATGTTGAAAAACCTGCAGAAACTTGGTTACAAGATACTATTAAAACTACAGGTGCACTTGGTGATTTAATGAAAGTTAAAAAATACATGCCTTGGGCTCCTTCTGTAGATCTTCAAACACCTAAACCTACATTCTTAGATCCAACTAGAGAGCTTGCTGCTAATGCTGAACAAGCAAATATACAAACCGCAGGTATGGCGCAGTTTGCTGGACCTCAAGCATTGTCTGCTAGATCTTCTGGTATTCAAGGACAAGCTGCTAAAAATGCTGCTGATGTTCTAGGTAAATATAATAATGCCAATGTAAATATTGCTAATCAGTTTGAAACTAATAATGCAAATATTCAGAATCAAGAAGCTGCTGCTAATCAAGGTATTAAGTCTAGATTATATGATCAAAATACTATGGCTAACCAACAGTATGATAATTCAAAAATGGCATTAAGAGGTAACTTAAGAAATCAATATGCAAACTCTATCACTAATAAATGGAAGACAGATGCATTAAACCAAATGTTTCCACAATATAATACATCTGCTGCTTCTGGAGGTAAAATGAGCTTTACACAGGGTAAGTCAAATAAGCCTGAACAAGCTGCATCAATGAGACAGAAGATGGATGATTATATTAAAACTTACAAAATGGATCCTGATAAAGCTCATGCTGCAGCTTATAAAGAACTATATGGTGATAACAGTAAAGAAGCTGTACAAAACCCTAATGGTTATCCTGGAGCAGTAAAAGGTCAATCAGGAGGTTTCATATATGGTGATAATACATATCCATTCATATACTAAACTTTTGAGGTTTAGTTAAATTATAAAAATTTAATAGTTTTACATTATACATTTAAACTATGGCAACGTACTTACAATCTTCACCTGGTATATACAAGATTACTAATCTTGTTAATAATAAGATTTATATTGGATGTGCTTCAAATATCAGAACAAGAAAAAATGGTCATTTATATGATTTAAGAAAAGGTGTTCACAAGAATGATTACTTACAACATGCTTGGAATAAATATGGAGAATTAAATTTTAAGTTTGAAGTTGTTGAGTTATGTGACACAGATCTTTTACATGAAAAAGAACATTTTTGGGTTGACTATTATAGTTGTTTAGATAGAGAAATAGGTTATAACTTAAAACCTACTGATCCAGACGGTTGTTCTTTACATTCAGAAGAAACAAAAGAAAAACTTAGACAACATTTTAAAGGTAAAAAATTACATCCTAACTGTTATGAAGCAGGTAAAAAATATAATCATTCAGAAGAATGCAAAATAAATTTAGCTAAAGCTAGAGAAAAATTAAAAAATGTAGATTTCTATAAAGTACATAGTATTAAAAGAAAACAGGTAAAAAATACAATTACTGGAGAAATATATGAATCACTTAGAGTTGCTTCTGATATATTGAATATACCAAAATATGAATTATCTAGAAGACTCTTAGGTAAGAGAAAAAATAATACAAACTTAATATATTTATAATGAGTACTTATCTTCAAGGTGTCACAGACTTTATTCCGGAACTACAACCATTCCAACCTGACTTAAACTTTTATGCTAATGCAATGCAGACAAAGCAAAATCAGTATGATACTAATTATAAGGCGATTAATAACTTATATGGTGAACTATATGATTCTGATTTGACTCATGATAAAAACATTCAGAAGAAAGATCAACTTTTAAAGAATTTAGATTTTGAACTTAAAAGAGTTTCTGGTCTAGATTTGTCATTGGATCAAAATGTAAACCAAGCAAAACAAGTATTCAAACCTTTCTATGAAGATAAGTATTTGATGAAAGATATGGCTTGGACAAAAAATTGGAATAGTACTTTAGGTAGTGCTCAGGCTTTACAAAATAATCCTGATGAAAAAATGAGCGGTCAATACTGGGATACTGGTATTAAAGAATTACAGTATAAAAAAGAAGAGTTTAGAAATTCTGATTTAGAAAAAACTTTAAATATTGGTACTGCTCAATATACTCCTTATGTGAATGCTGCTAAAGTATATAGAGAACTTGCAAAAGAAATGAACTTATCAGTAGATATTGAAAAGCCAGATGCTTCAGGTATGTACATGGTAAGACAAAAGAACGGAGACTTAATACTTCCTACCTTACAAAAACTATTCTTAGCAGAATACACTAGCAACCCAGCTCTTCAAAAAGTATATGCAACACAAGCATATGTAAACAGAAATGATTATGTTAACCAAAATGCTGAAAGATTTAAAGGTGATAAACTAGCTGCTGAAAAAGAATACTTACAAACTAAGTACAATGAACTAAGTGCGTATTCAGCTAAGAGAGCTCAGAATCATGCTGAGGCTGTTAAGGTGACAGAAACTAAGAAAAATAATGTTGAAGTAGCTGTTGAAAAAGGTGATGTAAACCCATCTCAAAATGAATACTTAAGAAAGCTTAATGAGCTTTATGAGATAAACACAAAAGTAAGTGCTCATAGTTCTAGTCTTAATGAAAAACTTAATGGTGAATCAAGAACTTTAACTACACAAGGACCGACTAATGCTGCTGGTTTAGATCTTACTAACATGGAGCTTGCTAGATTAAAGATAGATTCTGGTATTGCTGCTTTTGATGCTGAACAAGATGTTATGGGTGCAGCTGATATTCATGCACGTCAAGACATGGTGTTTAAACAAGACTTCAGTAAACTTTACATGGAGAATGTTAGTCATCAACATGCAATGCAGAGACAAGCAATAAGTGATCAAAGAGCTGATCAAAGAGCTGAAAAAACAGCTAATGCTGCTAAGTTAATTGAACGTAACAAAAGTTTAGTAACAAGTGGTGCTTATGTATATGACATAAACGGTGATATTAAACCTAATCCTGCATATACAAGAACAATTAATCTAGGTGTAAACCCAGATGGTACTGAAACTAAAATTGAAAATATTCCAACATTGATGGCTGGTGATTACTTTGAAAAAGTATCTAGCTTAACAAGTGGTTATGCTAAAAATATGTATTCTACTGTAGCTAATCTTTATGAAACAGGACAATTGCAAAATGATGAACTTTGGGCAATTATGCATCCTAATGAAACTCTTAAAGCTAATCAAGACTTTAGTCAAGCAAAAGGTGAGTTTTATAAAGAATATAGCAAATTTAAAAAAGATGAAGCTGCTGGTACAAATTATTTAGCAACATCAGGTAAACTTTTTAAATACAGAGATCAGTTAAAAAAATGGGCTGTTAAAAATAGTGGTAAAGAGGAAGCTGCTTTAATATTAGCACCAGATCAGGCTACTGATAGATTGGCTAATCATGATGTAGATGTTCAGCAATTTGAATGGTATGCAAAACAATACTATAAAACTAAAGCTACAAATGATGAAAGAATAGATAATGCATTGATGAAAAACATTGCAAACTCTGGTTATAGTGAACAAACTAAAAAAGCTCTTGTTGATTTATATAAAAGAAAAGTTGTAACACATCAATATGATGATGATGACTTTGTTAATATTGCAACTAAGTACATACTGGAAAAATATGAACCTGATTTTAAAAATAAAGAGCCATTAAAAACTGGGCCAACAGGTAGTGCTAAAGAATCTGCTGATTATGATAAAAAACTATTTGCTTATCTACAACAAAAAGATAAAGCAAAAGGTCGTAAAACTCCTGGACAAATGCATGATGTTAGATTTAATAATTTAACAAATAGTGAAGTAAAGCAATATGCACAGCAATTTGAAAGTAAAGCTGGTTATACATCTCCAAAGATAGCTGCAAAAGGTACATTAAAAAGTTTAATAACAGATATGGACAATGCATACTATAACATTGTCTCTAATGCAGATAAAAAATCAGGATTATTATCTCCTTTTCCAACTCTTATAAATGGAAAAGATGGTAGAGCTACTATGGCTGCAAATCAAACAGCTGCTGTTGTAAATATAGGAGCAGTAGGAACATATGGTAATACTGCTTATTTTGAATTCTTAAATGACTTGGAGCGTATCAATTTTAAAAATGATAATACTAAGTATAGAGTAACTATTGGTAATAAAACTCTTGGTGAAGCAGAAAACTTAAATGTAGATGCTCAAAAATACAAAGACATGTTAAGAGCCTTGTCTTATACTATAAGAGATAAAACTAAACCTGAAGACTTTATGTTAGCTCAAAGTCAAATTGCCTTAGAAAATAAAAATCTTGGTTCAATGACTGTTAAAGTTCCTAGAAGTTTTGCTGAAAAATTCTTTAAAGATGACAAGGGTAAAGTTGATAATGAAATTGTAAACAAAATTGTTGGTGAAGGAATTACTTTTGTTGCTCCTAGACATGAATGGAAAAATAGTTTGTTTAAAGGTAATATAACAACACCTGTTCAATCTATTATAAACAGTTCTCCTGATGGAAGACTTAACTATAAAGATCCAAGTAATGCAGGACGCTACACTATAGAGAAAATGGGTGATGAGTCATACAGAGCTAATATTACATTTAATGAACTTGGTCCAGATGGTAGATTGATATCTAATAGTTCTATACTTAGTTCAGAACAATTAGGAAATAATGTTGATCAACTTGTATATCAAGCAAATCAACAAATGGCAATAAGAATTCAAAAAAATTTAGCAAAATATAAAGAGTTTCATGCAACTGGTAATACTGATGCAATGAGAAATGCTGAAAAAGCACTTGGATATATACCTAAAAACTTTGGTTGGAAACATTAATAATTATGGCAGAAAACACTATACCACAAGATGGATTAAATGGGTTAACGGATATTAATACATTTACAGGACCAGTAAAATCAGGACTTACAGAATATACACCTTTAGCTCCATTACCAACAGATATACAACAATTACCTGGTGGATCAAGTATTCCAAATAGAACTTATGCTACTAAGGATTTTACTGTAGGTTCATCTCCCACATATTCTGCAAAATTAAATCAAAGAGTTGCTACACCTGGTACAAGTAGTAAAGCTCAAGCAGATTTCATGCAGAATTTATTTAATAATTCTCATGATCCAAATGCATATGGTAAAATGTATTCATTTGATAACTCTCCTGGTAGTGGTTCCTTCAAAGCAAGATATAGTGGATATGGAGAAAAGACATATAATAAACTAGGTTTTGATCCAACTTCAGATACAGAAACATGGTATAATCAAAATACAACTCAGTTTGATGACTGGAAAAGAATGATGACTCATGCTGCTTGGCCAATGATTAAATTAGGATTTATGAGTCCTGTTAATTCATATGCTAAAATGCTAGGTCATGGTGATGTTGGAGCTAATCAGCAAGAAGCAAGAGATTATGAGTACTTTAATGCTATTGGTAATTCTACCAAAGGTGGTCTTGGAGGATTCATGACTAACTTGCAAAATTCAGCTGCTTATTCTGTAGGTATTCTTGCAGAAGGATTAGTTGAAGGTGCAATTATTGGAGGAGCTGTGGGTTTTGCTGAAGGTGGTTTTGGAGCTATTCCAGGAGCGGCAATTGGTGGTATTACAGGTACAGTAAAAAGTTTAGCAAAATTACCAGGAGCTTTGTTTAACACAGCTAAGAACATGGGTAAAATTGCAAGTTCTTTGAAAAGTTTGTCTAACATAAGTAGTGCAAAAAGTTTTTGGACAAATGCTGGTAGTAAATTAGCAAATGGATTAAATCCTTTAGATAATACAACTGATTTAATCAGAGGTTGGAAAGATATGGGAGACATAACAAGTTTAGCACGTTCTGCTAGATCTGTTGGTGCTTTCTGGCATGATGTTAAAAATATTAACATGGCTTTATCTGAAGGTAGGCTTGAAGGTGGTTTTTCAGAACAAGCAACTTACAAAAAACTGTATGATGAACATTATGCAAAAACTGGAGAAGTTCCTTCTGATGATGAGCAGGTAAGAATGATGCAACAAGCAAAAGATAATGGTTTTGCTAATACAATGTGGAATACTGGATTAGTATTCTATTCAAATAAAATTGCTTTTCCTTCTATTACAAGAGCTGGTTTCTTAAAAGGTATCCCTAAGTTTGGAGGAGTTATTGGAACTGTAGGTAGAGAGAAACAAATCATATTTAATCCAGGTAAGAAAGCTGCAGAGGCTGCTTATACTCTAGAAGATGTTAGTATTAAAAACTCACTGAAAGCTTTAAAGAGCCCAAAACAATGGGGAAAACTTGCAGGTAATTATTTCAAAGCTAATTTAGTTGAAGGTTTTCAAGAAGTTGGTCAAGAAGCTTTATCAAAAGCAACAGAAGATTACTATGTAAGTAGTTATAACAACCCAGCATTAAAGAACTATAGATATGCATTAGGTGCTATTGGAGCAGGTATTAAAGATCAATTAAGTGCTCAAGGAGCAGAAGTATTTGCTTCTGGTTTCTTAATGGGTAGTTTAATTTCTGGTCCAATAAATACTGTACAAAAATTTGGTAGTGTTGGTTATAATAAATACTTTAAGCATAAAGATAATTACAATGAATACATAGCAAATAAACAAGCACAAGGTACACAGATTGTTGAAGCATTAAATACAATGCATCAAAATGGTAAATACTTTTTTGATCCTAAACTGAATAATTATTCAGATCAAATGCTGGTTGGTAAAGTTGTTGATAATTCAGATGATAAAACTACTGCAGAAATAAAAGATGCAGGTCATCAAGCTTTTACTTCATCTGTCTTAACAGCATTACAAACAGGAACCTTTGATACTTTTATTAAAAACTTTGCTGATTACAAATCTGCAACACCTGAAGAGTTAGAAGAAGCTTGGAGCTTAGAGCCTGGTCAAGGTGCAAAAGCATTACAAAAACTAGACAAAGCAATTGATAATGCAAAAGTTATTGCAAAAAGATTTCAGTTTGCTCAAGATAAGTTTGGTAAATACAGAGTAAATCCTGCAGAGTATAAAGAAGGAACTATAGAAAGACAAAGAGCTGAGTTTTATAACAAAGCAATCAGTATAGGTATAAACAACCTGACTTTTATGCAATCTGCTTTTGATGATACTTTAAAAAGAAGTAATAAACTATACAGTGGTTTAGCTGACATATCTTCAATTACAGGAAATGCTTTTGCTGATGTTGCTTTACTAACTGATCCGTCAAGATTGAATAACCAAATTCAAATGTTGGCTTCTCAAATTACATTTGCTAAAGAATCAAATGATCCACAAATCATGGATAATGTGAGAAAGGACTTGAAGACAATGAAACTTGTGGAGGACTTTCAAAAAAAGCAAAAAGTATTAAGACAATATGTATTAGATACAGCTCTCTTACCGGAAGAAGAATTATATAAAAGATATGCAAGTGATCCAATTGAGGATTACAAAGCTAGTTATCATGATTTATTAAAAGGTTTAGCAGGTACTCCTGAGAAGCAAATGAATCTTGATAATGATATAAGTGCAAAGGGTGGTATTGATGTTTTATTTGATGAGCTTTTAGATACTGACATGTTAAAGAATCAAGCTGCAGGTCTTGCTAAATATGTTAACTTATTAAGTGATCCAAAAGATTTCTTAGAGCATGTAGATAAAAACTATGAATGGATGCAAAATCTTTACAATAACAGAAAAGAATATTTTCAGTCTATTGTAAATGAGCAAATGGCAGCTATTGAAAGAAATGCTTTACTTAATGCTTTAGCTGATCAAGGTATATATGTTGATTTAGAGCAGTTTGCAAATTGGGCTCAGGATAATAATAATTATCCAGAATACTTTATTGATGAAACAAGAGGTATGATCATCAACCAAAACAGCCCTCTTTATGCTGACTACTTAGATCTTTTCATTGATGCAACAAATATGAATGCAATTCCAGCTGCGGGTAATCCGGTATCTGAGAAAGAAAAAATGCAAGATAGACTTGATGATATTGAAGAAAGAAGAAGTAAAGACTTAGAAGATGCTAATGAAAATTATAATAGAGAATTAGTAAAAGCTTATGGTAAAGATGAGGCAGGTATATTTGATGATATAAGAAAAACTTTAAATGAAGATACTTCAAGAGAAGAAATAGTTGCATTAGAAATTCAAAAAGAAGAACAAGAAGTTTATTTGAACATCCTGAATGGAGACACTGTTCAAGGAATGATTGACATCTATCCTAAATTGGAAGAGCTTGTATCTGAAGAAAGCTTCAATGATGCTCAGACTATAGCAGCTTCTGATAAAACTATAATTGAAAAAGCAAGAAAAAGAGGTCCTATTTTTAATCCTGATGCTCAAACACCACAGGAAAAAGCTGATGCTATAAATAATGCATTTACAATTGAAGTATATAAAAACATCCTTGAGAACAACATTAAAGATCTTGAGGAGCAAATTAAAAATGTTAAGTCTCCTGAGACTTTTGATATTGAAGCTTTTCCAGAGTATTTAGCATACCAAAGTGATGTAAACCAGATCAATGAAAAATATGATGGTTTTGTTCAAGAAGTAAAAGATGAATTTAAAGAACAAGGTGTTGATGAAAATACTTATGAAGAAGTAACTACAGCTACTCCTTATGAAAATTTACCAGAAGGGTTAAAAGCCATGGTTGATGAAGAGTTTGCAAAGTTTCTTACTGAACAATTAGAAGATCCAAATTTACAACAAACTAATCCAGAAAATTTTGAACGTACAAGAGCTAACTGGTTGCAAAGTCAAACTAAATTATTTAAAGCTTATGGTGAGAAGGCAAGAGCTGAGGCAGTTGAACGCGCTAAGGAACTTGCCAGACCACCATTCTTAAAATTTTTCAAATTACAAGTATCAGGAAAAGATGCTCTAAATACTTTAACAGACTATTTAAAAAATCTTCAGAAAATTGTTGACACTGGTAAGTTTTTAAATTCAAAATCTAAAACTATTGAAGCTACAGCTGATGAACTTGCCCTTATTAAAGAAGACATTGAGGCTTTAAAAGGTTATATAAACAGCAGAAAACAAGTTTATAAACCACAAAATATTGCTCAAGAAACTTATAACAATGTAGAACAAAACATTGTAAATAGAAGAGGAGAAGTAGAAGATGTATTTAATGAAGAAGGTGTTAAGACAGGTAGAAAATTTGTTGATTCTGAAAACACACCTTTAAGAGCTACTCAAGTATCTGATGAGGTTGTAACTAAAATGGTTGGTAAACCAGATTATTTCTTTACTCCTATCAATGAAAGTAAATATGAAACAATAATAGAAATGTATGATAGGATTTTTAATGACCCTACTGTAACAGATCCTATTAACCAATTCATGTTAGCATTTCAAAAAAGAGCAGCAGAATTTAGAGGAACCTTTGGTACTAATGCAACAAAATTAGATCAGGTAGAAAAAGCTTTAGACTTACCAAAAGAAGAATTTTTAAAAGCTCTTGATAATATTGCTTTTAATCACAGAAGCACAGCAGGAACAAATGCAGATGCTTTAATTAGAGAATCACTTTCTATTTCTAATGATGAAATTAAATTTAAAGCAGTACCATATACAGACTCAATTGATATTAATGGGCAAAGAGTTAGGGTATCAGATATAATGACTAAGGATGCATATGATGCATTGTTTGATGCAAATACTGGTATCATTGCTCCACTGTTAAATGACATATTTGATAACAAACTTAGAATACTATCTAACAATGTTCTTGTGTTTGACAAATCCTTAAGAGAAAATGGTATTACAGGTGAGTTAGATTTACTTGCATTAACAACTGATGGTAAATTAAAGATTATTGATATCAAACTTTCTTCTGGTTCTACTTGGAAATCTTATGAAAAAGAAAATAACCGTAGAAAACTAGAGCATAGAGCTCAGCAATCTATTTATCAAACATTGGTGTATAACATGACTGGTATTACTCCTGACATATCTATATTACCAATTGAATTTGAAGCAAATCTTGATGGTAAAATAACTAGTATTAAAAAATCTTCATTACTTGCTGAAGATCAAAATGTTTATGATTTAGAATATTTACCAGAGATTGAAAACGCTGGTATAGTTAGAGTAGATTCTGCTATTTCAATGACAACAAGTTCTTCAATGGGGGAAAGCTCACCTGAGGTTAAACCCGCAACAGAAGAAGAACTTGGAGAAATAATCAATTCTACAAAAGTTACTGATGAAGAATTGTTAGATGAAGAAACTGCTAAAAATCCTATAATGGATTTCAGTAAAGCTAAAAACATGACTGAACTTGGTAAATTAACAGCAGAAGCTCTTATTGATAATCCCGAATTAGCATCAGAAATTGCTGATGCATATGCAGCTAAACAATATGAATTAAAAACAAAAATTTCTGTTGATAATCTTGAAGTTGGTGAGTTATTGATGGCTAAAGTTCCTATCTTTACAAACTATGAAAATGAATTTGTTTTTGTAACACAAGTCAAAGGCAACAATGTGATTGTTAAGGACTCAATGACAGATGAAACAAAAACATTTACAGAAGAGGAAATGAAAGAAATGTTCATTAAAACAACTAAAGAAGCTGTGGAAAACATGAATGCACCAATAGTTACACAAGAAGATGTAGCAAATTCTAAAGAATCTCATGAGAATTTTTTAAAATTCTCAGAAAATACTGAAGAAATTAGTAAATTAAAAAAAGAGACTGATAACAAATCAGAAGATGAGATAATCAGTAAGATTCAAACTAACGCTAAATACTGTTAAGATATGGCATGTTCACTTACCCAAGAGCAAATTGGTGATGTTTATCAATTAATTTATAAAAAACTTTCTGGAGCTGATACTTTGGAAAGTTTTGATTTAGAGGGATTGATAAAACAACTTTATAAAATAGTTCTAGAAGCTACAGAAGATACAGGTAAAGCTTTACAATATGCACAAGCTGTTCCTGATATTTTTTATTTGGTTGGAAATGATTCAGAAATAAGAAAAAAACTAAGACAAAGTAAGTTTAGTTTTGATGCCTTAGCAGATTTAAGTTCAGATTTTGAAAATTTAGAAACTGTAAATACTTATGTAAATCCTGCTCCTATAACACCTGATGAAATTGAAGACACAGTTACTGATATTTTAAACCATAAGGAAGATGTTTCATATGAAGAACTTCCTGAAGAAAAAGTTGCTGAATATCAAAAATCTGCAGCAAGGATTTTATTTCCAATGTTTACAACAGGTCAAGAAGCAATTGCAGTAAATCCATCAACTACATCAGAAAAAAATGTAAAAGATCCTGAGAAAGCTTTATTTTACAAAGTAATTAGAGACATAGTTTATTTTGCTAAGAACAGAAATGAAGATGATACTGTTACTTATGCTGGTAAAGAACTTGGTCTTACTATAATGAGAGCTAATCAGTTTCCAGATGATTATAGATTGGAATCTGATAAAGCATATTATAAAGGAGAAGATACTGAACTTTATGGAGTTGTAACATACACAGATGGTTCACCAGTTTATTTTAAAGAAAATGGTGAGATTACTGAAAATCCACAAGATGGTAGAATAATCTATCAAACTATAAGAAAACCTCAGTTAAGTGACACTAATAGACTTCTTTTTAAAAATAAGTCTGGTTATGCTTATCAATTGCTTGATGCTGAATCAATAGTTGAAAGAGAGCAAAAAGAGTTAGGTACTGACTATTCAAAAGCTGCTTTTGATACTAGAGTTAATGAAATAAAGAAAGCTCAACAAATGCAGATGAATCAATTATTTGCATTAAGAAAATATGTTAGTGAAACAGGTAAAGCTATTGTTACTCCTATAACAGGTGGATCTTTTGGAGCATATGAGAAAGTACCTGCACCTAAGTCAATAAAAAGTTTTACAGAGCTATCAGAAGCAGATCTTAAATCTTATGAATACCATCCTAAAACAGGATATGTTTCTTTTGATTATAGTACTGAAACACCAGGTGGTAAAATAGATCAAACAGTATATCTAAAATCAGATATGGATGAGACACTTGCTGCTAAAATTGCTGATGTTTTAACAAGTAAGGGTAAGCTTAATGGTGAAGAATTTAGTGGTGCTGATAAAAGAACATTCTTTGAAGTATTTGTTTACAATACTACTATTACAGATGGTGAACCAAGTAGTATTGAAGTGGTTCTTAATAGTAACAAAGAACTTGTTGTTAAAATCAAAGGTAAAGCAATACCAGAAAATGTATTATATAGTGAAGAAGGAAAACAAATTATAAAAGAAGCACTTCTTAAAGGAAAAGTAAAAAAGAATAAGCAAGGAAATATTACTGGAACTTATCCATTAAATGTGCATTATAATAAAACTTATAAAGATAAACCTTTTACTGACTATGAAATTAATGGTGATAAAGTAATTGCAAAAGAAATGAGTCATTTTGATGCAATTAAACCATACATGAAAATTCAGTATACAGGTGATACAAATGCATATTACAATGGATTAAATGCTTACTTAGGATTTAGTCTACCTGCTGATTTACCGGCTGACTTCCCTAATGTTCCTAACTTTGGAATCTCAGTATTTAAGCCAGCAGATAAAATCAAAACTCCAATTAAAACAGAAGAACCTAAAACTGATTTACCAGCTAAACCTTCTGTAAGTAGAACTATAACAAAACCTGCAGCAGATAAAGTTATAATAGAAGATAGAACACCAGGTATACCAGATATACAAACAAGAAGTGCAATTATAAATACTCCATCAACAAAAACTTCTGAGAAAATTGATTTTGATAAATTAGACAGAAAAAAATCTGTATCTAATTTCTTAGATAGAGTGTTTACAAATAAAGCTGACAGAGAAAGAGCTGAGAAATGGTGGAAAAATTCTCCATTAAATAAAGACAGTGAAGCAAATAAAGAAAAAGAAAGACTTTCTCCAGGTAGTACTAAAAATTTAATCAGTCTTAAAAGAATTACTGAAGTAGTGAACTCAGATGCATTTGCAACATTTACTGGTTCAGGTATTACTCTTTATCAAGCTGATGGAGGTACTGCAGTAGATTTGTATCATGAATCTTGGCATGCATTCTCACAGTTGTTCTTAACAAAAGATGAAAAAATAAAATTATATAATGAGCTCCGTACAAACAAGAAATGGGCTAAAGCAGATTACATTGATATTGAAGAAGCAATTGCTGAAGATTTCAGATCTTATGCAAAAAGTAAAGGCAAGAAAGAAGCACCTAAAGGTTTTCTTGGAGAAGTGTTTAAAAGGATTTATGCTTTTTTGCGCAACATGTTTGCAAAAGTTAAGACAACTGAAATGGCTACTAGACCTAGGGATATTGAATCCGTTAGGGAGTTGTATGACATGTTGTACAGAGCTTCTGCAACTCCTGACATATTCCAAAATCTAAAAGCAAATGCTGAGAACATGATGTTTACTCAGCTTAACAGATTAAAAGATAATATTGTTCCTGTAAAAACTGCAGCAAAAGACTTTGCTCCATTTACAATTGATGAATCAGTATTAATGACAAATACAATTGATAATATCATAGCAGATGTTTTTGAAAATTACAATTTAGATAGACAAACTTCCACAGGTCCTGTTAAATTTTTACGTAGTACTAATAACAGAGTTATACTGTACAAAAATGTTAAAGCTGAGTTGGATAATTTATGGAAACTTAAAGTAGCACAGTTTGAAAGTATTGTAAATTCTAACCTAGCTAAAGATGAGCTTAGTGATGAAGATATAATAACTGAAGAAAATGCATTAGCTAAAATTGAATTGTTAAACAAAACAATAGAAAGTTTTGGTGATCCTGAATTATCTGTTACTGGGCAACAAAAAACAGGTGTAATAGCTTTCCATTTAGCAAACTCAAAATTTAAACTGCTTAATGATACTTTCACAGAATCATTAGAAGACCCAACAATCATCAAGTCAGACAGTGGTAATACTATTAATTCAAAAGACTTAGCAAGTATTGAGACTGTAACTGTTTTGAGTAGTTTATTCAAAATAGCAAGAAATGAAAATAACAAGATTATTACAAATGATAATGGTTATGTATATGAAGTTGATGAGTTTGGGTTTAAACAATTAGAAGATTATAATAATAATTGGAACAGACTAGCAAAAGTACTTGAAGGTTCATTTGATAAAAATGAAATGTATGATAGAATTGAAGCAAACAAAGAAAATTATCCTGAGTTTATTCAACTATTGACATTACTTCCTGCTAAAGACAGTGAGAAGTACTCTGATAAAATTGCTTTTAATACAATTACTAAATTCTGGCAAGACCTTAAAAAACCAAGAATCCGTTACAATCAGTTAAATATTAATAGAGTTACTGATGAAAAAGGTAACATAACTAATGAAGCAAGAGTATCTACAAGTGCATTTGATATACAATCTGTTGTAAAAGACTGGCAATATTCTTTTACATTAGCTGATGCAGGTGTAAGTGACTTCATTGATAAAGAAACTAAATTTGGTAGAAACCTTCTTAACGTGGAAGCAGTTATAAAAGCATTCTATGACCCACAAACAAAAGGTTTAAAAACAGGTAAAGATGTACCATTAAAATTCTTAAATGCAATTGGAATTAAATTAGATCAAGGAAGTCCTGTTATAAAAGAACTTACAGCAGATAAAAATTTCAGTAGGGAGTATGGTTTACAATATATATTTGATGCATTGCAACAAGTTTATATTAACCGTGCGGAACCTAAAGCTTATGAATTTGCTTTAAATCCAGTTAAAAATTTATTAGATGGCTTAGATGAGTCATTAAAAATGGATAAAACAAAAGCTGGTGATGTAAGATCAAGAATTAAAAAACTTGCTGAATTACAAGTACAAAACTCTGATGCATATTCAAATTTTGCTGCTCTTAGTCCTGAAAAAAATAGAGTGTGGGAACATTTTGTTGATAATACAATTACAAGAGTAGTAACCTCATTAAATTATGGTAAAAACTGGCAAGAATTAACTAGAGATGACGCTGATCCAAATAACAAGTTTCAGCATATGAGATGGTTGTCAGTAGATAACAATACTTATACACAATTCTCCAAGTTAATTAATTCAATGTATGATATTAAAACAGGAGAGAAAAAGAAGAATGCATTAAGTATCTACAACATGGCGGGTACACAAGTAATTGGTGAAAATGATTCCAGTACTACAGGTGTATCTACTGCTTCTATGGATGCAACAAGCAAGTTCTTACAAGAAATGCATACAATGTTATTGCAAGGTTTAGAAGAGTTCATGAGACATGCTTCTAAACAAAGTGCAATGGGTTTAACTGCTAAGAATGGTATTCAAACATATGCTGATAAAAAAGCATCTAAACTTTATGTAGATATTGAAGCTTTTGAAGGAAACCCAACTTATGGTGAATCAAAAGCATTTGATATTTTAGTAGGTTATTTATCTGGTGAAGCAAATAGAATTTTTAGATTTCAATCAGATTCTAAATTTGAAAACTGGGCTGGGTACAATAGACCTGTAAAAAGAAAAGATGGCAAAGGTACAGAAACAATGGCCGGAGCAGCATTTACTGCATTTGATGATGTTCTTACAGAAGATACACAAGCAGACTTATATGCTATAATAGACAAAGCTTCTAAATCAAAAGATGCTAAATTCAATATGTTTGATATATTGTCAGACAATGTTGATTTAAGATTGAAGGTAAAAGCTGATGTAGTTAAATACTTTAATGCACTTACTAAGCAAAGTCAATCTATGCTTGATGAAGCTAAGTATATTGATAATGGTTTACTTTCAAGAGTAGACAGTAAACTAAAACCTTCTGAAAAAGAAACAGCTTTACTAAAAGCATACAACTATAATTCATGGATTCATAAATTTGAAACAGCAATAATTGCTTATGGTGACTTTGCTCAATACAATCATGAGAAAGAAGAGTTCCACAAGCGTAATGCTGGTTTAGGTTCCGGTGGAGGCGGGTTTGGTGTTGATCTTAAAGATCAGCAATATGTAAATGCATTAGAAAAAGTTTATGTCAATACCCTTAATCAAAAAAGAAAAGACAAAGGTCTTGATCTAATTATTCCAAGAGACTATACTGGTACACTGGATACAGCTATCATAAAAGAAAGAGAAGAAAATTCTATATACTTCAATGAATATAGAGAAGCTCTTATTGCTGATTACACAGATAGATTAAAAGATGCTAGACAAGCTGAAAAACTAGCTGATATTGCATTAGGAGAATACAATGGAATGAAGATTGGTGATGGTCAAGGTCATATTACTATTGAAGCATATAGAAATCTTAAAAACTTAGAAGGTAAATGGTCTGATGAACAAGAAGAACTTTACAAGAAAGTTTCTAGAGGTGAAGATGTAACTATAGAAGATGTAATAAAATACTTTCCCCCATATAAGTTACAGTATTTTGGTAATATGAAAACTGAGGGTCTTACTTTAACATCTTTTCATAAATTCTCCCTTGCTCCAATAGTACCAGGGGTGGCTAAAGAAGGTACACCTTTATATGACTTACATGAAAAGATGTTGGTTGATGGTATAGATTATGTATTATTTGAGTCAGGATCAAAAGTTGGCCATATTGGAACAGGTGATAATATCTTTAATGCAGACAACTCAATTAATAAAGATGCTGTATTTACTAAGAATACAATATTTGCTGAATACTTGAAGAATCAAACAGAAATGAATGAGTCATATAAGGGTAAGTCAATTTTTTCTACTCAGATGAGAAAGCTTATACTGGATGGTCTTTATGAGCAAGGAGTAATTACTACTAAAAATGACAAAGCAATAACAAGTGATATTGTAAATAAGTATTTAAATGATGTATCTGAATATACTGAGCTATTAAAACTTGAGTTGCTTAATGAAATTGGTTATAATGAGACTACTCCTGGAGAATATACTCCAAAAGATGCTGAAAGTATTGGTAAATTATTGATGTTAATCAGAGATAATTTGGAAAGAGAAGATGCATTAAGTGATGATATCATTTCATTCATTGATGCAACTAAGACAGGTGAATTAGTAAATGATCTTTCATTCCACCCGGAAGCAGGTAAGATTGAGAAGTTGTTATTATCTCTTATCAATAAAAGAGTGATTAAACAGAAAGTAAAAGGTGAACCATTGATTCAAGTTTCATCTGCACTGTATGAGAACAATTTCACGGGAATGCCTACTTTTGAAAATCCTACAGATGAAGAGAAGAAAAAATGGTTAGGTACCAATGGTCTTCCTACCTATCATAAAAGAGCTGATGGTAAAACCGCAGCAATGAAGGTTATGATTGCATTACAGGGGGACTATGCTAACTTGTTGAATCTTGAGTATAATGGACAAATCATTGGTGATATCAAGACATTAAACAGAGCTGTCAAAGATGATACATGGTTAGATGCAAATGATGGTGCTAACAGAAAAGCAATAACACTTGTTGGTGTACGTATTCCAGTTCAAGGTTTGAACTCTATGGAGTTTATGGAAGTGTATGAATTCTTACCTCCACAAGCAGGTAATATCATCATTCCTCCAGCAGAGATAGTTGCTAAGTCCGGAGGTGACTTTGATATTGATAAACTTACAATCTTTATGACTAACATAGACAAGACTGGTAAGCTTAAAGAAAAAACCTATGAAAGCAATGAATGGATTAAAAAACAAATAGCTGAGCTTAATGCTAAAGGTGAATCAACTGAAGCTTTATTCAAAACTCAAAAAGCTGGTTTAGAGAATGAATTAATTAAAGACATCAAAGAAATTCTTGAGCTACCAAGTAATTATGTATCTCTAATTACACCAAATGGTACTTTCTTACTTAAAGAGATTGCTGATGATTTATCTCAATATGTAATGGATTATAACCGTTTTGAAACTTTTATGACTGAAGGTCAAAAAAACAAGAAAAATAAGGATATGATCAGTCCAACAAGAGTATTAGAGAATGCTTATAATATCTTTAAGCATGAGTCAAACATTGTAGGTAAGAAAACCCTTGGTCTAGGTGCTATTGAAAACACATTCAATGTACTCTTTAATTCAATTGGAGCTTACATGCCAGCTCAATACAAAGGTGCTGAGATAATTAAAAAAGTTAATCTTGCTTTGAGACATAATTCAATGGATGTTAATGGAGAAAAAAGAATTTCTCTTTCTAACAGATATGATGCAGATAACTATAATAAAATTGCAGATATCTTTTCTCAAGCAATGAATGGCTGGGTAGATGTTGAAAAAGATGCATGGATATTCTTTATCCAGGGTAACTATGAAGTTGCTCCTATACTTACTTATTTAGCAAAAGCAGGTGTTCCAATCAAAGAAGCTATTTACTTTGTGTCACAACCTTTAGTAAGAGAGTATGTAAAAGAACAAAGAGAAATTACTTCTGCTTATGCTGAAGTGTTACACAAAGTTCCAAAATTTGGTGGTGTTAAAATAAATGCAGCTAAAAACATATTAAGCAGACGTTTTGGATATTCATTTAACAAAAATGCATCTGATAAAATTTATCAAGCAGCAGTGGAAGCTGTAGGAGATAAACAATTTTCTCAAGATGAGATGTATAAATTGATTAAGGATTACAAAAAAGATCCTTCTGTGGCAAACAGTGAACTTTCTAAAGCAATGTTCTTACATTTCTTACAGATAGAAGATCAGATAAAAGGAATAGCTCAGGTTAAAATGAATACTAATCCTGATACAAGTTTAAAATCTGTAATTGCGGGTGTTGAACAAACTGAATCTAACTTAGAAAATTTAGCAGAAAATGAAGATCTTAATTACCTTGTAGAAAAGTTTTTAAAAGATTCTGTAATATCTTCTTTCTTTAATGGTCCTTTGGCCCTTGCAATAGGCAGACCTTTATTTAAATTAAGATACCATAAGGCAATCAGTAGATATCTAATGGACAAAGAAATGAGTATCATTCAAGAAATGAAAGAAACTGTAGGTGAAAACAAAAGAGATTTGTTTAGCTCTACTTTCAGAAATGACTTAGTTATGTATTTGTTGCAAAATGCTATTAGAAAATATACTAAGTCTGATAGCTACATGTCTTTGAACTCTACAAAAATGACTGCAGCGGATATGAAATCAAATGTAATTGGAGCCTTTGTTAAAAAAGGTACTCTTTACATTGATGAAGCAAGAATAAAACAAGAGTTTCTTGATAAAGCTTGGGCTATTAAATCTGAAGCAGAAAACAGTTATGAAAAACTAGGTCTTCATCCATTACCTGCAGGAACATTCACTGGTAACAAAAATGGTAACTTATCTGAATATACAAAATTTGTTGCTGAAAGAGAATACTTAAGAAGTGCCTTCCCTCAAAGAGAAGATGAAACTAAAGCTGAATATGAAAAATTCTTAGCTGAGAGAGCTTTGGACAATACTTTTAACTTGTTTCACTTGTTTAAAGATGAGAATAATAACTATGCAAAAAGATACACTGAGCTTTTAGAGAAATACCCTAGACTAGCAAACAGATTTGAAGTTCTTAAGAAAATTGGATATGATGAATTGAGAGATAAGAATACGCTTAAGATTGCTAACTTAAAGCTTAATGATAGAGATGTAAATAGCAGTAAAGCTAACTTATACACAACTAACATTAAAAACTTAAGTGATGTGATATACTTAAGAAAACTTGGATACAAAGATGGAGCAGCAACTGAGATTTCTCAATTCTTTAACAAACTTCCAATGTATGCTTATATCCAATCCGGATTGAATAAAACTCCATACAGTTTGACAAGTATTGTTGATTACACAGATTTTGCTAATATCTTAAAAGAAGAATCTGAAGCATTTATCAAAGTGTTAGATTCTTCAACAAGTGAGGTAGTATTAAATGATTTCAATAACCTATTCCTAACTCAAAACAACATTTCTAGAGGTTCTGAAAAAGGAAGACTTAAAGACTATATCAGCAATTTAGATTTTAAAACTTTTAAGTTAAGTGACAACAGTAATTTAATAGATTCAAATGTTAGACTTGAAAAAGCTACTCAACCAGCTACTGAAGCTGTAGAAGAACAAGATTATCTAGAAGAAACTTCTGTAGAAAACATGATGACTTTTAATGATCAAGATGCTGATGTTAATTACTACAGAAATATGTTGAAACAACATCCAGATGTTATCTATATTACTAATCCTGCTGTAACAGATATACAAACTAAGTTTGCAAAACCTGAGACTAATCAAGCTGAATTTGCTAAATTAGCAGGTGAAATGAGTATAACAATTCCTACAGATTTAAAACCAGGTGATAATATGAAAACTTTCCCTGTTGATAAGTATGATGACTACAAAAAAATGGTTGAAAGAAAGATTGCAGACATTAAAACGGCAATGCAAAATCAATCAGTAGCTTTTTCTAAAGCTGGTTATGGAAATGCATACTCAATGCCTCAAGAATTATTTGTATATTTAAGTAAGAGGTTGTATGAAGAATTTGGATATGTAAATCCAGGTTCAGCTATAGATAATGAACTAAGTGATCAAGATATAAGTGATGCAGAAATACTGCAAGCATTAGGTTTTGAAAGTGATCCATTTAAATGTTAAGAAATGACTTGTGAAGTAACAGCAAAAACACTGCAGTATTTAACCGATGAAGGTTTTATTGATTCTGATAACAATGTAATTGAACTTGATAGAGCTCAAATAGCAAAAAAAGGTACATTACTTGAACAAATAAATAAACTTACAGAACTTGCTGAAAAGAAATATGGTTTAATAACAGGAGGTAAAAATCTGTTGTTTACCAGAAAAAGTATTATCAGTAATGCTGAAAAGGTCTATACAAATGATTATTTGTTTAATGAGCTTCAAGATAAGATCAATAATTATAAACCAGCAACTACAGAAAACTCTAATACTTATAAAGGAATTCCTGTAGTAGATACTGAAGATATTATTTCTTATGAGGGTGGTAAAGGTGCAGCTAGTTATAATAGAGCAAATAATATAATAAAAGTAAACAGAAATTTATTAAAGCAAAAATTTGAAGAAAAAGCTTGGACTAAACCAAGAAAATTAAAAGAAAATTTGCATGGTGAAATTGTTGAAAGTTCTGCACAAGCGTTACCAGAAGATATATTTAAAAATTATATTGAGTGGGAACATTTTGTAATTAATCATGAGTATCAGCATTCTTTGTATTCTAGAGAAGATTTTGATAAAGATTTTCCTAACAGAAGAAAAGGTGATTATGAAAGTGAAATTAACAAAAGAGCTTTAGAAGATCTTAAAGATGAAGCATTAATAAAAAAAGTATTTGAAATAAGTTTCAATGAAGAAATTCCATTAGTTGACATTAATGTTGATATTATAAATAGTGCAAGAACAAAAGAAGTTGCTGATGTTTTAGCTCAAAGGCTTTCACAAGGATTAAATGTGAATTATTTTAACATTAGTGCTGAGGAAGCAGTGAAAACCTTGAAAAGCTCACCGGTGCCATATAATGGAGAAGCTGCATTTTATTATGCTGGAACTGTATATGTAGTAGGGGATAATGTAAATGTTAGAACTGTTCTTCATGAGTTTTCTCACCCTTTATTAGGAGGTATAAGAAAAAGCAACCCTGCTTTGTTTAACAATCTGTTTAATCAACTTATGATGACAGATGAGGGAAAAACACTTTTTGCACATGTAGAAAAAGAATATCCAGAGTTAGAAGTAGGCAATGATCTTTTTAAAGAAGAAGTATTATCATTTGCTTTACAATTAAAAGCTACCAACAGAGTTAATAATGAAATAGAGTCAAAAGGTTTTGATGCTTTTATCACTAAGCTTTTAGCAGCAATGAAGCAATTTCTCCGTAATATTTTTGGTGAAAAAGTCAATGTAAAAAACTTAGATGTAGATACTACATTAGATGAACTTGCTGAAATGCTATTGGAAAAAGACTTTGAATTTGCTACAGACATGATATCTGAGGATGACTTGGTCATGTACGGGAGATTTGTTACTGAAAGAGCTAATGAGTTAGTAAGTAAAACTTCACCAGAGTCTTTACAAAAAGTAGTAAATGAAGTATATGCACAAAACAGAATCTTACTTAACCAAGCAAGAAACTTCCGTGCAGATAAACCTACTTATGAAAGACTTAAACAAACTCTTTTTAAAGAAGGTACTACAAGTTTATTACCAGAAGTAGTAAGTACTCTTAAAGGATACCAAAATATTGAAACAGATAATATACTTGATACAGCTGCAATTATTGATAATGTATTAGATGCTGAAGAAAAAAGAATGATTGAAACTAAACTTAAAGCTGATGCTTTAGTTAACAGTTTAAATAAGATGGACATGTCTAGTGATTTAATTATCAAAGACTTAAACAAAATTTTATCTCAAAGCAATATTAATAATAGACAGATTGTTAGTTTAGTTAATTTGTATAAAAACACTGCTTATGCCTGGGATTCAATCATAGATGAGATTAACAATATCTTGAATGTTGATGAAATTGATACATCAAGTGAATTCTATATAACACTTAATAAGCTTAAAAATAATGTAAGCATAATTCAAACTCAGATTGCTAATATATACAAGAAGAACAATGTTCAATTTTTTGTTGAAGCAACCAGTTATATGAATGACTTTGTTATTAAACAATTAAACACAGACTTAAAAGCTGCATTACAAAAAGCTTATGCTCCAGAAGATCTTGAGAATGTTATTACAGGCATTGTAGATAAAGTTACCACACAATCATTAACAACAGAAGATATTGAAGCTTTAGCAAAAGATGGTGTTCCTGTTGATAGACTTAATGAGTTCATCAAAAAGTATAATGATTACATTGTTGATGAAGACAGAATTACAAAAGCTTTAACAGGACATGCTAAGGATGTCTCTTGGTTCAACAGATGGTTAGAGACATATAGTTCAAGTAATGATATCATTGCAGGACCTCTTGCTAACTTTATTCAGAATCAAAAGACTGAAGTTGAAACAGAAGTATGGCATAAGTCAGCTAAGTTTCAGAAAAAACTAGAAGAGCTTTTACCAAAAGTAAACTTTAATAAATTAAATTCTACTCAGGTAAGAGATATGGTTGCTGGTGTAGATACCATAATGACTTATGATAAAAAAACTGGTAAGACAACAGAAAAAGAAATCTACACTTTCTTAAATGAATTTGGTAATGGTTGGAGATATCAGTTAGATATTCTTGAATACAACTATGATCAAGCAAAAGAATCAGGTGATAAAGAAAAAACGGCTCAAGCATTATCTGCATTAAGACAGTTTAATACTGACTATATGTGGCAAGAATACACTCCAGAGTACTATAAAAAAGATGATATCTTTAAAGAGTCTGAAGCTGGTAACTTGGCATACTTAGCAAGAAAACAAGCTCTTGATAAATTTAATAACTTGAACAATCAGTTTACAAAAGAACTTGATAGATTTGAACATTATGGAGAAATTGAAGCCGCTTACAGAGAATACAAACAGTTATATTCTAGTTTATATGAAGATGGAACTGCTAAATTTGATGATCCTTCTAAAGGTATTTATGATTTATCTATTTCTAAAGTACTTCAGCAACATAGACAAGCTACAAGCGGTTTCTATGAGTTTATTCCCCTTGAGGGATCCCTTGAGACTTCTTATAATCAATTCATAATTGGTCTTAAAACACTTGGTATTGAAAACGGAACAGTTGAGTTTAATAAAAAGTATAATGAATGGCTTAAACAAAATGTTAAAGTAGTTTATGATACAGCTTTTTATGAACAAAGAGCTAAATTATTTACAAGATTAGCTAAAATTCAATCTAAAATGAATGATGCATTTAAATCAGAGTTTGATGTAAGTGCTGCTTATAAAACAATCAGTGATTTAATTTATAGTTACCGAGATGATTTTGGACAACCTGATACAAGTCAATTAGGAGTTGAGAGGTTAAAAAAAATCAAAGACATGGAACAAGCTATTATTAACTTTAGAAATAATGTAGATAGTAAGTCAGGTCTTTCTAAAGCAGATACAGAATTGTTAAACTCTTATGCAGATAAAGCTAAGAAAAGAACATTAACTCCAGAAGATAGTAAAGAGTACATGAGACTCTTACAAAAACAAAAAGATAGTGGGATTGATCCTAAGTTATTAGTAGAACTTGATGCTTTATTTGCTGAGCTTAGAGATATGTCAAATAAAATTCCTACAGAATATTACTTGGATGCAATCAATATGCATTTATCTAAGTACAACATTAAAGAAGTAGATGAATTAACAGTTGATGATTTTATAAACAGTGAAACTTTTCAAGATTTATTAGAAAAAGATGAAAAATTAGCTGACTGGTTTAATTTGAATCATGTTGAGAATACAAGATATGATAAAGATGCAAAGGATTGGGTTAATGTTTTTCAAAGAACTGCAGCCAATTCATTTACTAAACCAAGTAATCCTGATCATTTTATTAAGACATACATCAATAATACAGAAACAGGAGAGAAAATAGAAATCTTTGGTGTTCCTGGTGCAAGACATTCTAGATTAGAAGTAAAAGATAAATACAGAACAATTCCTAGAGAAGATGTAAGAGAAAACTATGTTGGTAAATACATAGACAATAAAGGTAATTTCTTACCAAGAAGCTTTCAACCAGGTGTAAAAAATTCTGCAAGGGATGACAAATTCATGGATAAAAGATATGCTGCTTTAAAAGCATCTAATTCTGCAGAGTATCAATTGCTAGAAGCAATGAAAGAACATCACCTTGAAATGCAAAAAAGTCAAAGTACATTTGGTAAGTTATATTTAGATGTTCCAAGATTTGCTGTAAATAAAGGAGATATCTATCAGGCTTTAAATAGAGGTGCTTATGGTGAAAGATATAAAGAAGCTTGGGGTAGTATTAAATCAATGTTGAAACAACAGTTTGGTACTTCAGTAGTGGATTTTGAAAATGATTTAAATTACAATCCGGAAAACAACTTGGTTAATACAGATTTAAGAGGAGATGAAGTTTCATACATTCCCGTAACAGGTCTTTATAACTTAGATATAAAAGATACGGATGCTGATATCATACAAAGTATGTTTAAGTATGCTCTTTCTTTGCAAACACAAGGGAAGCTGAATGAATCATTACCATTGGTGCAAAGTTTACTTTCTACCTTAGAAGATCCAGCTAACCAACCAAAGAATTTAGAGAAGTTCTCTAAAGGTCAGTTTAATGTAAGAAATCAATTGCAAAACATAAATAAAAAAGGAGCTGCTAACAATAGATTAGGTCAAGTAAGATCTTTAATAGAAAGAGAATACTACGGTGTTAATGTAATTGGTCTTGAAGAAAACTACCCAAGACTAGGTAAATGGTTAAACACACTTACTAAGCTATCAAGTAAATCTGCATTAACGCTTAATATTCCTTCAGATTTAAAAAATAAATATTCTGGTTATGTCCAAACTCTTATTGAAGGAGCAGGTGGTGACTTTATTACATTAAAGGATATTGCTATTGCTACACCTTGGGCTACTAAAGCTATGTTAGAGTGGACTACAAAAGGAATCTATCAGATTGGTCCTGGAGCAGTAAGTACACAACTTGTACAAGTATTTGATCCAGTATTTAAAATGGAAGATGAATTTGGTAGATCTATTACAAGAAGTTTATACAAAGACTTAGTAAATGGTGAGTGGATGTTCATGCACCGTAAGTTTGGTGAGATGGAAGTTGCTATGAAATTATTTGGTAGTTTCTTGCATGGTCAAAAAATAGATATGGTTGGAGCGGATGGTAAATCTACTCTTATAAGATATGCTGATGCATGGGAAAAAGATGCAGAAGGTGTTCTTCAGTTAAAAAAGGGTATTCATCCAGGTTGGGATTACAAATCTGTATATCATACTTATGCTAAAGGTGAAAGCTTGCAAGAAATTGCAGATAAATATGGAATCACTCTGGAAGAATTAAAAGCAAAAAATAGTATAAAAGTTGTTGAACAGCTTGAAGATGGTCAAGAAATTGTAATTGCTAAATCTGAAAAATTTAAACTTTTTAAAAATAGATTGCAAGGAACTTCTAGAAGACTATTTGGGGTTTATGATAAGTTTGGTCAACCAGAGGGTAACAAGTACATTATGTACCGTATGTTCTTCTTCATGAGAAAATGGTTTACTCCAATGTTTGCTAACCGTTTTGGTATGGATGTTTCTAAACAAAACTTTGGTGGTGATAGATATGATTGGGCTCTTGGTAAAACAACAAAAGGGTTTTATATATCTGCATTCCAAACAATGTGGGGTATATTAAAATCTAAAGGAGCTAACTATCAGTATATGACCGATCAAGAAAAAGCAGACTTTAGAAGATTTGCTGCTGAAGGAATGATGATTGTGTTTACTGCATTACTTGCTTCTATGTTATTTGGATACACAGATGATGATGATGACAAATGGAAAAAAGTAAAAGCTAGATCTGGTGCTTTTGGTACAGATGAGTATAATACTTATGGATTCCTTGCTAATCATGCTCTCTTATTATTATTAGGGTTACAAGCTGAAACAGGAGCCTTTGTTCCACTTCCTAAAGTATTTGGTTTAAACTTAGGAGCAGATGATTATGGTAAAATGTTAACATCTACTACTACTGCTTTTGGAAATACATTGTTACTATACACTGAAATCTTTGGTGATATACTAAATGTATTAACTTTCAATGAAGCAGCAAGATTTAAAAAAGATACTGGACCATACTGGTGGCAACAAAAAGATGAGTTAAAAATATGGAAAAGATTATTTTCTGCAGTTGGTTTCACAGCTGGTACAGGAGATCCTGAATCTGTATTGAAAAACTTATCTAAAGGTGCTGGTAGAGTAAGATAAAGCTCAGGAGAAAAAAAAGGGAGAGCCTAAGCTCTCCCGTTTCTAAATTTCTGTGTTACATGTATTATCATATTTAAACTTTTGTAGTTTAAGTATGTCATTAGTGTTTAAACCTTCTAAGTTTACAAGCTCAACTTTAAATTGACCAGAAACTTTGTCTTTGTTTTTTGTTACTATTGCATAACTACAGTCTGAAGAAACCATAGTAACAAAAACTGATGTTCCGTTCCATTTTGCTTTCATAAAAACTGTTGTAAATTTGGTTTAAAATAGTTTTTTCCTTTTAAGATTTTACCATCTTCTCTGATGATAGCTTCTCCATCTTCACCAACCTTGCTCATGTTGCTTGAATGAATTTCATCAAATACTTTCTCAATGATATCCTGCATACCGTGTTTAAGTATGGTTCCGCATAAGATATATAACTGATCTCCAAGAGCATCTGCTATTTCTACCATATCTCTTTTATCACAAGCATCAAAATACTCATCATTCTCTTCAGCCATAAGTTTATGTCTTAACATCCACTCATGATGTTCTATCAATCTTGGTTCAGTTCCATTTACTTGTTTAAAAGTTTCATGAAATACTTGTACACTGTCTAATTGTTTTTTCATAATTAATACATTATTGTTTTACCTAGTTTGTTTAACCCATTTATGATATCTTGTACACCATGCCCTTTGGCATCAGTGCGTTCTAATATAGCTTTGTATTTAGAATCTACTTTACTTGTAAAAAGTAAACAGATTTTTAATAAATAATCTATGTACTGGTCATTATACTTCAACTCACTAATATCATTAATGATTGATTTTAGTTTTGCATAGTATAGTATGAGAGCTGTTAACTCTTCATTTATAAATTTAATCTTATTAGAAAAATCTCTAAATATTTGTTGCAATTCCATTTGAGTATTCTCATCTTCTTGAACAAAATGTTTTAAGAATTCTGAGCTGAATAACTCAACAGTAGAGCCAGACTTAATGAAAGGATCTTTTAGATCATGCTTAACATACTTTGCTTTCTTATCTTCTATAAGATCATTAATGACATCAAAGTCTACTAATGCATCTGCACATTTTAGAGCTATTCTAACAACTCTAATTGTGTCTTTAGGACTTACTGTTTTTTCCATTATCCACTGCAATTTATACAACCCTCATCATCATCTTCCTCTGGGTGAAGTTCAATTCTAGGATTGAGTTGTTTTTTAAGTTCATAAATTTTTTGCATAACTTCTCCATCTTGGAATATGTTACCTGTAAGCACATTCTTGTACTCAGCAATTTGCTGTCTAATTTGTTCTTCACTCATAATATATTTGATTTACTTGTTGAATCTTCTAGTTTTGTGGACTTTTTTCCACATCTTACTATCTTCTTTTTTCATTTTTTTAATCTTGTAACTAATTTCTTGTTGCCTCAAACTACTGTGAGTTGCACAAGATGATAATAAGATAATGAATAATAAAATTCTCATGATGATTTCTAAAATGCAAATATAAAAAAAAGGAGTAGCCTAAACTACTCCTCATGATAACAAACTTGTCTAACCACAAACAAGCTATTAAAAGAAGTCTGGAATTGAATCCAGATCTTCATCATCTTCATCTGAACCAAGAGCAAGATCTTGCTCCATGTCAAATAAATCATTTTCTGATTTTTCTAATTCTCTAGCTTTTTCTGCATTTGGAATTCTGATCAGAATATCATCTAATGATAATTTTTCAGGTTCTGATAAGTCAATCATTTTTGGTGCTTCTTCAATAACTGGTGCTTCAAATGTATTACCTACAGGATCTGTATAAGTAATTATATCTTCAACATTGTCTTCTAAAGCAAACTCACTTTCTACTTCAGGCTCTTCAATTTCTTCAACAGGTGGAGGGCATACAGCTATTTCTTCTTCATCTTCTTTATTTGATTCAGAATTTTCTATTAAACTTTCAACAGCTTCAATTGCTTCAATTTCAGCAATTTGATCTAATAAGTTTATTTGATTAGGATCCGTAAATTCCGGCACCTCTACTGCTTCTACCGTAGGAACAACAGCTACTCCAGCTTTTGGAAACTTATTCACAGTATCCAAGAAATAGTGAAGAACTCTTTGGTCCTCAATCCATGTTCTAGGATGTGAAATCTGAAGAGAAATAGTAACATAGTTATAGAATGCCCATAAACTATCATTGTTTTTATAAACATGACTTGGTCTATCCATCTGAGAACGGATAATACTAGCTTGCTCTGTAGTTAGGATACTATACTCTGCAAAAAGAATACCTAGCATCTGAGCTTGTTTTCTTCTTGTCATTGTTACTGTTTCCATGAAAGCTTTATCAGAAACTAATTGAGAGTAATACATGTGTGCATTAGCAATCTGGTCATCAATAGTAGCTTTAGTCTCTACATCTGCAGTTCCCGTGTGCTTTCTGGTCCATGTTCCAATTTCACCGGATGTCATTACAGTTTCTGTAGCTGTAATATAACCTCCAATCAAACATTTAAACTTAACCTGTTTGTTGTAACTGTTTGTCCAAGCAAACATCATGTATAATTCAGGGTCTAGATTATAATTTAATCTATAAACTCCTTGAGCAATTTGCCCGTCAGCAGTACATCTGTACTCTTCATCTACAATAACAAATCCAGCAGCAGTTAATTGCTGTTTGGAATAATCAATAACAAATTGGTGGCTGATTACTGTATAAGTAGCAGCATGTTGTGGCAAAGGCACACCAACTAGGTGCGCCATTGTACATTCTTGTATTTTCTTTGGCATTAGAATAAACTTAATTGGTTTGTGACTTGTTCAAGAGAATGAATCTCTTTCTTAATCTTTTGTAAATAGAAATCATTATGGATTAAATATTCCTCAAAAGGTTTTTCTACATAGTTTATGAATACTGTTTGCATCCATGGTCCGGCCTCAACCTGAATCTCTCTGTTGTCAGAAAGATTGGTCTTAATAATTTTACTACCTGTCTTAGATATATAATACCTAAGAGTATGTTGGAGCTCATCTTTTACATAAGATCCCATTTCAACATGGTGCTCTACAAACTTCCAATTACCTTTAATCTTTACTCCTCCACAATAATCAAAGATGTCTTGATTTTGTTGCAGATAATTTTCTGGTTCAATACCAAATACAAAATGATAATAAATTGCTTTAGGAATGATCAAAAATGATCTGTTTTTGTGCAGAGCTAAATTATTAAACTCAAATCTACCTTTTGCTTTTACATTAGCATAATAAAATTTACCATCTCTTTCTTCAAATACATCATAAGATTGTTCCTTCTTGAGCTTATCATAGACATCTTTAGGAACCTCAGACAATTCATTGACAGCAATATAGTTATTTACATCTCCCAGTACTATTTTTTGATAAGTACCATGCTCTAATTTAAGCTGTGTTAGCTTTTCCCATCTCTCACAAATTTCCATATACCTATCATAGTACTTTCTTGGTATAAGAGTTTCCAAACCATCTGTATTTTGCATAAGCGGCATAACATCTGGAATCTCTTCACAAATCATTTCATGAAGCATCATCAAACTCAATTGACCATTGATAGTAATCCTCATTGTAAACTCAGGATCATATAGAAAACTATTAGCATCATTACTCAAACCATAAGTTGAGTTAAGAATAATCTTATACACATAGTTTTTAGGATCTTTCTTACTAATCTTTTTTCTCTCATCAAAGAACCATTCATACAGCTCACAAAATTCTGCTTTAGGAAGATGAGCTGGTGCCCATTTATTTCTGATAGCAAGATTAGGATAGTAACTTACAACATCTGAAGAAAGAATTACCATCTCTTCATCAGATTCATAAATACCTGTTGTCCTAGCTCCATGTACACCACCTAGACCAAAGTCTGTCTTCACGCCTTTATACTGCACAGAATATTTAAACCCTCCTTTTGTGTTATCTGGATACACAACAATATCATTGAACTTATCTAATAAATTCTGAAAGGTTGCTGTCTTAAATTTTGTATAAGGAAGAATAATATCCTTTACTCTAATCTCAGTTCTATAAGTTCTAAGCTGTTTAAGGTCATACTTCTTATAACCTGTTTGTTTACTCAAAAAATATAAAAACAACTCTTTGGAAATTCTTGGCTCAGATGCACTATAAAGATCAATACCATACTCTTGGGTCAAAGTCCTTCTTAAATCAATCTGACTCTTGCTTAAGTACATTATTTGCTTAGTAGACTTAACATCATTAATGCAATAAGTAATAACTTGGTTGATTTGATAATCTTCAATTTCAGTAGTATGATGAATAGGCATGTCCTGGATATTCTCCCAGTTCAT